ATCCCCGACATTGCCACCAAGGAGGTTGCTCCTGCCCCTGTGGGAGTTGATGTGGTTCCAGAGCAGAGCGTGAATGACTTCCTAAAGGCTATTGAGAGCAAGAAGAATACTGGCCCTGTGGAGGATGTGAAGGAATCTGCCCAGACTAGCCAGAGTAGTTCCGCAGATAGCTTGGATATTTCCGACTTGGATCTTTCCAAAGATCCCGAACCCGTCGTGGAAGAGAAGCCTAAGAAGAAGAGCAAGGACGATAACTTTGCAGAGCTTCGTAAGAAAGCAGAGGCGGCAGAGCTTGAGATCAAGACCCGTGATGAGAAGCTCGCTGAATACCAGAAGAGGGCAGAGGAGCTTGAGAGGAGGGCAGAGGAGTTTGAGGCAGAGCTTGAGAGGACTGCCTTTGAGCGTAGCCCCAAGTTTAGGGAGAAGTTCCAGCTTCCCTATGAGGAGGCGATCCAAAGGGCTACTGACTGGGCAAAGGAATATGCCGATGATCCTGCCATTGCAGAGAAGGCCATGTCCTTGAGGGGCAAGGAGCGCATTGAGTTCATTGACGAGAACTTCGGGGGAGGGGCGGCATCTGCCCAATTCCTATCCCTCATCAATGAAGCTGATGGGCGGCGTGGGGCGTTGGAGGGGGCTATGACCAATCATAAGGAGACTGCTTCTGTGCTTGTGCAGGAGGAGGAGAAGGGTCGCCAGCAGACCACGGACAAGATCAACAAAACCTTTGATCGAGTTTATCAGCATCTCTCCAACAAGAGTGAGTTTTTCAGAAAGGGAGATAACGAGGATCACAACAAGATGGTGGATGAGCGTGTCAGCGCGGCAAAGAATATCATTCATGGGACTGCTTCCGAGAATGACATGATGGTTGCTCCATTCCTTGCTGTGATTGCCAAGGATGCGGTGGCAGAGAATGCCAAGCTGAAGGCAGAGCTTGCCAAGTATAAGGCTAGGGCGGCGCAAGATGCTTCGGTTAGCCCTTCCCCAAGGCGAGGCACTAGCGACATCAACGAGACTACAGGCAAGCCCAAGGGGGCAATGGACTCGATCCGATCCTACTTCCGATAAGTGAAGCTCCAGACCTACGGGCTGGATCTATCTGGATTCCCAAAGGCGACTCAACTTGAGATTGAGTTGCTGATGGTCAAAGATCCTGACCCAAGTCGTTTTAGCGGCTTGAGTCGGGGTCAGCATATCAAGCATATCATTGGTATGCTCTGGCCTGATGTGATGACCAGATGGAATGATTGGAACGAGCTTGCATTGTGGGCGTGGACAACCTACGACGAGATAGGAGTGACAGGATGTGCGGCGGCTGGAAAGACCTTCACATTTACCTTGCTCTCCCTTGTCGAGTTTCTGGCGTGTCCTATGGGAACTCGTATTGCCCTCACTAGCACGACTGTACCATCGTTGAGGGGGCGCATCTGGGCAGAGATGATGAAGTTTGTGAGGCCAGTATATCCTTTGTTTGGGTTGAATGTAGTAGACTCGCAGACAAAGATTCAGTTCCAGAAAGGAGATGATAGGGCGGCAATCATTGCCCTTGCCGTTGATAGTGGGGCGATTGAGCAAGCCGTGGGTAAGTTGCAGGGCGTTCACATACCGAGAGTAGTGATCGTTGCTGACGAGGCGGCACAGACCAATCCTGCCATCTTCTCTGCCAGGGCGAACCTTGAAGTAGGAACGGACTTCTATCGCTTCATCGCCATTGCCAACGCATCATCGCAGTTTGATCCTCATGGGCTATTCTGCGAACCCAAGATGGGATGGGGGTCTATTCAAGACGATGACGAGTTTTGGGAAACCAAGACAGGAGTGTGCGTGAGGTTTGATGGACTGAAGTCTCCGAACGTGAAGGCTGGTCGCCTCATCTATCCCTATCTGTTTGGACAAGAGAATATCGACACCATCAAGAAGAACTTTGGAGAAGGATCGCTAGAATGGAATAGTTATTGTAGGGGAATGTGGAGCAAGAGTGGAGCTAGAAACACAATCCTTGACCAAGCCATGATTAACGAGGGCCGCGCCCGTGAGAGCGTAACATGGGCGGGAGGTAACATAAAGCAGATTGCGGCTCTTGACCCTGCCTTCACCACGGACGGAGACGATTGTATCTTGCGGTTTGCCAAGGTAGGGAAGGCTCTGGACGGGGATTTGATTATTGAGTGCGGCGACATTGTGAGGTTGCAGTTGCAGGAGAGTGAGAACTACCCGTTGTTCTATCAAGTCGCAGATCAGACTATTGCGGAGCTAACGAGACGCAGTATCCTGCCAGAGGACTTTGCCATTGACGCTACTGGTGCTGGAGCAGGAATTGCCGACATCATCTCTCAACGCTGGCAGACGGGGTTTGTGAGGGTGAGCTTTGGAGGAGGAGCTACCGACCATCCAATCTCGATTGAGGATGATCGCCCTGCCAAGCAAGTCTACGCCAATCGCGTCAGTCAACTCTGGGGGCAGATACGCACGATCATCATGGCAGGGCGTATGCGCGGCCTAGATGACCAGACAAGCAGGGAGCTATGCGCTCGTATCTACACGCTGAAGAACGAGAGGATGCTCCTTGAGAGCAAGAAGGATTTGAAGAAGCGCACAAAGGGAAACTCGCCTGACAGGGCAGATGCCTTGGCGTTGCTCGTTGAAGTCATGGTCACGAACTGGGGGCTTGGGAATAGCGTGGGAAGCCTCGCAGACTCCGATGAAGACTGGGATTCCTTTGTGTCGCAGAACACGTTTGATGCCGATTACGAGGGCTGAAAAATTTCTTAAAAAAATGCTTGTGCTGTGGTGAGGGCGTGATAAGGATAAGGGCGAACCAGAGGCAATGGCCTCGCAACCAACAAAAAAACAATGAAAGTAAAGTTCCTTGGGGCCGAATGCGATGTCGTGTTTGGCGAGTACGAGAACGGACGCACCGCGATACGACTCAGATTGCAGACCAGATCCGCATCCTAGAGCTAGAAGTAAGATTACTTTGCGAGAGATTAGATGCCGCAGAGAAGCAGAACCAACACTACAAAAAAGCCATTGAATCACTATGAAACCATTCAGAGTCATGCATGCCTGTAGCAACTGCGGGGCAGAGTTTGAAATCATCGTAGATCCTTTTGAGGAATCTTGCGAACAAAGTGAGTGCGAGTGCGGTCGTGAGATTGCATATGATGATTACGAGGACTACGCAGAATGAACCATGTGGATACTACCTCGCCCATTACACACATCAGCCTTTGTGCAGGATACGGAGGCATTGATATCGGACTTGCAAGAGCAATCCCAGATCTACGCACAATCGCTTTTAGTGAGATCGAAGCCTTCGCCTGTGCGAACTTGGTTAGCAAAATGGAGGCGGGACTCTTGGACTGCGCTCCTATCTGGACGGATCTTAAAACATTCCCTTGGGATGAATTTCTTGGAAAGGTGGACATCATCTCTGGAGGCTTCCCTTGCCAGCCATTCAGTTGTGCAGGAAAGCGAAATGGAGATGAAGATCCCCGCCATCTCTTCCCCTACATTCTGGACGGCATTAGAAGGAGCAGACCTTCCATTGTTTTCCTTGAGAATGTTGAAGGAATCATCTCCTCCAAACTCAATGGAGAAGGATGGAATGATCCAGCAGGAACGCCAGTTTTACTCCATGTCCTCCGAGAGTTGGAAAGAGTGGGTTACAAAGCAACGGCAGGAGTATTTAGCGCGAGTGAAGTCGGCGCACCTCACCAGAGGAAGCGGGTCTTCATCATGGCCCACCGCAAATGCGAGGGATTGGAAGGATGGAGACGCATCTTGCAACCAGAGAGCCTTGAATGCCGGTCATCAAAACACTCTAGCGAGGGCGGCAACTTGCTGGTCAACTCCATCAACAATGTCGGGAGCTATGTATGCAGAGAGCAATGCTCACAAAAGGAACAGTCCATCATTAGCAACGCAAGCAACTTGGCCTACCCCTTGTGTAGCGGAAGCGGAGAAGATCAGCAACCGACCGAATTACGGACAGCTTGGATTGAGCAATCATCCAGAAGTTCACGGGTATCAAGTGAATCGACCCAAAGGAGAGAAGTCACGATCTGGCCTAGCCGACCAGGGCAACCGCAATACGAGTGGGAGCCGCCAAGGGTCGTGGGCAACGCCAATGGCGTGGAAAGAAGGGGAGCAACCAACATTCCGAGGAGTCAGGGAGAGCGGTCAACCGATTCAATCCGACTTGAGAGCGCAAGTGAAACAAACATGGGCAACTCCCAACGCATTCGACTGGAATCAACCAGAGACAAGGGAGCAATGGGAAAAGAGAGCGGCAACCCAAGCACAGAAGGGAGTGAACTTGCATCTGCCATTGAAGAGTCAAGTTACCCCAGAATCGCTGAATGCAAAGCTGAACCCTCGTTGGGTGGAAACCTTAATGGGACTTCCAATTGGATGGGTCATGCCGAGTTGTATGTCTCCTGTGACAATCGAACTGATGAACTCCGACTCCTTGGAAATGGAGTAGTACCTGACACAGCAACAATAGCATTTAAAACTCTCATAGGACAATTAACCAACAACAAAACACAAAAATGAACTCAGTAAAACTAGACCGACACAAAGAGCATCAGAAGTATCACTTGTCCGATGGAACGCAAGTCCCTGGAGGATCTACGATCAGCAAGATCGGAGACGATGCAGGGGCATTGATCCATTGGGCTTGGAAACTAGGTTGCGAGGGCAAGAACTACCGAGACGTGAGTAAGGAGGCTTGCGACATTGGTACGCTGGCTCACTTTTATGTTGAGGCATTCTTGAATGGATTTGTCGCAGACCTGTCTGACTACACGCAGGAAGAGAGAGAGAAGGCTCTTGTGTGCTACCACAAGTTTTTGGAATGGTGGGAGACGCAAGACCTTGAGGTAGTTGCCACGGAGATTCAGCTTGTGAATGAGCAATATCGCTACGGAGGAACGATTGACCTTATCGCCAAGCGCAAGAATGGGGATCACGTTCTCCTCGACTTCAAGACCAGTAAGAAAATCTCGGAGAGCTACTGGAGGCAATGCGCGGGTTATGCCCAGCTATACAATGTGGTTACTCCTTTCCATCACATTCAAGAACACGCGATTGTCCGTATCGGCAAGGAAGAGGAGGGAGATTTTGAGGTGGTGTGGCGAGAAGACCTTTCAAAGGAATGGAATGTATTCCAAAAGCAAGTGGATCTCTATTGGGCGATGAAGGCCGCGAAGCCAGAACCAAAGCCTCGTGGGAGGAAGAAGAAATGAAAACCGACTTCAATAAAATAGAGGCGATAGATTCTCTCAATTATGCTTTGTCTCTTATTCCTAAACAAGAAAGGTATGCCATCGTTTGCCATATGATTTTAGGATTCACATTAGAAGAGATCGGAAAAACCCTTGGTTTAAGTAGATGCAGGATTATGCAAATTGAGGCTAGAGGAATGCGAAGGTTGCGGCATCCAGAGCGGCTTAAATATGTGCAGGAAGCATTGGAGGCAATATCGTGAGCCTACCAGCCAACCTAGACGCAGAGAGAGCATTCCTTTCCTCTGCCCTTCAGAATCCCTCCATACTCGACATACACGCCGATCACCTCAAGCCCGCGCTCTTCCACCACCCTGCCCATAAAACGCTGTTTAAGGGGCTTTTAGAGCTATGGAAGGCTGGGTCTGGCGTTGACCTTGTGACTATATCCGAGTGGCTAGAGAAGCATCACGAAATGGAAAATTGCGGTGGCCCTGCCGAGGTTGCCGCTATATACTCGTTTGTTCCAACCTCTCAACTCCATGAGGAATACTTTACAACGATCCGCTACTACCATACTGCCCGACTCGCTATTGCAGGGGCAGAGCGCATTATTGACTCAGCAAGGAATCCTGTGGTGAACGGGGAACTCTCCGAGACTGTGCAGAAGGCTCTTGTATCCATTGCGGCTGAAGCTGAGTCGGGCACGAAGATTGAGTCTATTGGGGAGGCGGCGACTCGTCGAGTCAATGAATATGAGGAGATGGTCAAGAATAAAGGGAAGCTCATGGGACTCACCTATGGCTTCCCTGCTCTTGACGAGCATACTGGAGGCATGAGGCCAGGCCAACTGATCGTATTGGGCGCACCAACCAAGGGGGGAAAAACTGCCCTTGCCCTCAACATCGCCCAACGAACTGCTGACGCTGGGAACCCTGTGGGCATTTTCAGTCTGGAAATGGGGGCTGGTGAATTGATCGATAGGATGGTGGCATCTGTGACTGGAACTGACATCAGCATTTTAACAAAATCCCCTACAAGGCAAGAGATGGACAAGGTTACTTTTGGGGTATCTCAAGTTGCAAAACTCCCAATCTGGATCAGGGATGAGTCATCAATCAATCCTCTGCAAATCATGGCGGCGGCGCGGCGAATGGTGGCAACGCATGGAGTCAAGCTGATTGTCTTTGACTATATCCAACTTGCCATGCCGACCAATGCCAAGGAGTCTAGGGAGCGTCAGGTGGCAGAAGTGAGTCGATGCCTCAAGCTCGTAGCTAAGGAGTTAGGCATCACGATTATAGGATTGTGCCAACTCAACAGGAATGGAACGGCCCGTGAGTCTGACGCAATCCAGCACGACTGCGACCTTTTCTATGTCATCCGCTACCAAGAGCAGGATGAGAAAAAGACCCTTCAGCACGATGAGCAGGGATATTTCCTTGACATTCGATTAGCAAGAAATTGTAGTAGAACCTCTTTCCCGTTATCATTCGAGCCGCAATATCTGCGGTTTGTGGAACGGGAGATCAACACCAAAACGAAATGAACGAAAAGAAATACGACAATAGGAACAGCTTTGTATTGTTCCCAAAGCACAACGCAAACCCCAAGGCTCCCACCCATACAGGAACCTACACGGACGGAGAAAATAAAGAGTGGGAGATCAGCGCATGGACGAAGACCAGCAAGAACGGAGGCGAGTTTTTTACTGGAAAAATCAGCGAGAAGCGCGAGCGCAAGGCTTTCACTCCTCACGACAAGGCGAAGGGCAATGCATACCAGCCTCAAGACGAGGATATTGATTTTTAATATGGAAAAGAAATTCTCCAAGAAAATCAAGAACCCCAAGACGGGGCGAGAGAAGACTGTGAAGTATGGTCAGAAGGGGTCAACCATTAAGCCTGGAACTCCTAAAGCCGATGCTTATTGCGCCCGATCAAACAAGATTAAGGGAGATTGGAGGAAAGATCCGAACTCTCCGAACAACCTTTCTCGCAAGAAATGGCATTGTAGCGGAAGCAAGTCTCGCAAGAGCTAAAATTTGCGGAGATCCGCATGAGAGGGAGGGGCTAGTCCCCTCCCTCTTCCTTTAGAAGCCCATTCTATCAGCCTGTAGAGGCGATGAAATTTTCTGTTGACGAATTTTGAAAATCTGAAAGACTCTGATTCAGAGCATACAACCATGCTCTACAAAAAAATGAAAAACACACGCTCGGTCATCAACCAAATCAAGCCCCTGCTTTACAATGCTGTGAAGCAAAGTGATCGTCACGGACTAGAAGAAATCCGAATCTCCACGGCACGAGCTAGGGAAATCCTCCACCTTGCTACTGCCGCCGACAAGGAGTTGGAGGACGATCCTCTTCCCCGTCACTTCGCCCACCTCGACAATAAGCTGGGATCTGCCACATGGGAAGAATTCTTTGGCTTTGAGGCCCATTCCCACAAGGTCGCAAAATGATTATCCTTGTTCTATCCTGCGGCATTGCCGCATTGCTACTATGCGCTGGGCTAGGGGCATACCTCATTGCCGAGGCCGTGAGGCGCAAGACCGAACGCTCTATCGCCGTGTTTTATCGGGACAAGCCCCTTGAATGCACGATGATGCTAAATCAAATCTCGCTCAAGGAAACCAAACGAGAGATTGCTCTCCAGAAGCAAGCTATGGGGGAAGAATAATGGACGAGACCATAAACAACCTACGGGCCGAAATCGACTGGATTCTCCGCACATTGGCAGAATGCAGGAAGCTCAACAGCCTTGGAAAAACACTTCAATTAGACGAAGAAATCAACAAAATTCTGAAAGCATATAACCGCTAAACTAACCCACACACACCACAATGAAACTACAACCAAAACACACCAACCCAAGTCAGGAAGAACAAATTCGCCGCTATCTCTGTAGCGGTAAAAAGCTAACTGCAATCGAAGCATTAAACCGCTTCAGTTGCTTCCGTTTAGCCGCAAGAATCGCTTCGCTCCGCAAGCGCGGATACCGAATCAAGTCAGAAATCAAAACCAATAAGCAGGGCAAGCGGTTTGCTTGCTACTTCTTCCCACTCCTACAGAAAGTTAAATAATATGATCATCAACGACAACCCTATTGAATTCCAGTTCCCGATCCGCGCAGATGCCGACCGCATCATTGACAAGAACGGCCTAGAAATCTGCTCCATCTCGCCCCTCTGCTCACCAGAGGAGGCGATTCGTTGGGCAAAGTTCCTAGCTGGTTCTTATCAAGCCTACGCATTTCTTGACGGAATTAAACAGCTTCTTGCGGCAGGGAGCGACCACGATGCTTCCACCCATGAGGAGGGGGCGCATTGCGTAGTTTGCGACATTGACGAGTTTCTTACTGCCACCATCAACGAGCCTAAAAAGCCTAGTGTCATTTTAACATGACAAAATGCTCATCATACAGAGCAATTTGTTAAAAAAACGTATGCATATTTTTAACACATGAACACCGACACCAACAACGAGGTCGCAAGGAGGCCCGATGAGTGAAAGAAGTGATCTAACGCCCCGAATGAGGGAGATGCAACGCCGCATTGACGCATCCTCTCCTAACAAGACAAAAGCCCCCTCAAAAGCCTACGCTGTCGGGTGGGACAGGATATTCAAAAAGCCGCATAAAATCAAATGAGCCTAAAGAGAAACCATGACCATTGGAACAAGTTTAAGCACGTTGAGACTCGCCGAAGTGATGAGGATTATGAGGACTATTTACGGAGGTTAAGTAGCACCGTGAGCGCGGCATGTGAAAGATTTTTCGTGTCGCGTGGGATGACATCTGGAAGTGTGGACAGAAGGAGTAGGCAATGGGAAAAAAGCACCATGAAATGCCCTGGTGGATGGTGTTCGTGACGAGTAGTTTACTATCGGGTCGTGACGAGTAGCGGCCCGGTGATTTGCTACGCTGTCGGGTCTATTCGTGAAGAGTAAATCGCCGCACGAAATAAGGCGGGAGGGGAATTGATCCTCTCCCGCCTTTTCCGTTCTTATGCTTTCATCCTCTCCCGCTTCATCACTTTCATAGTTTCTTCCCTTAATCTCCATAAAGGGAGGTTTTTAATCAGTCCCGCCGTGTCAGTCTCAACGATCCCAAACTCATTAAGATAGGCGATCAGGTCACGCTTCTTGAGCTTGCAGAATGCGCCGCAATCCCTGCAATTCGTGATTTGTTCTTTTGTCATGGCTTCAAAAATGATCGGGCATTCATTAGATCAGGCTCCAACTCTCGCCAAGGCATCCATCTTTCGGGCATGGAGAAGGAGAAGGGCAACGGGGGTCATGCTTTCTCCCCCGTTGCCTTGGTGATTGCGGCGGCGGTTAATTAAGCGATTGCTGTTTCAAGTGTGCAATATGTTCCTATCAGTTGGTCTTTCATTTCATGGTCATGCTCGAAAAGCTCATCAAGGTCGCATATGGCAAACTGGATTGCTGTTGTCAGTCTTTCAATCAATGCGGCGGCATCGTCGCAAGCATCGGCGGCGGTTCTATCTCCGAAAACTTCTTCTGGACAATCATTGTGTTGCTCGTAATCGTTAAGCATACAAGCGGCGGCGTTTAGTCTGGTGATGATGTCTGGCGAGTGTGTTGTCATTTTCTTTTTTATGTAGTGCCGAGAATCCCTTGGCAGGATCAGGAGGTTTTCCCCTGACTTCTCCCCCCTCATGCAAGGGGGGGGGGGTGTCAATGGATCACTTGGCGAAAAAAGCCTTTACTTGGTTGGGCAAAAGGTAATCATGCCGCCGCAAAAATGCTTTTTTGGCTTGTTTGCAAGTTTCGCTCCATGTTGTTGAGCATTCATATTGCAAGCATCTATTCAAGGACACTAAATAAATATCAATTTTTTTATATTGTTTCATATTTTTCAATTTTTAATGGTTAGATTTAGAGAACCGCCAGCGTCAGCCAGAATGCGGTTAGAATGAGCAGGAATGCCAAGCCTTCAAAGGCGAGGGAAAGTATGTTTTTCATGGTTAGTTTATGCAGTAGGCGTAGAAAGTTCCTTCCTCTGTTTTTAGCTCGACTTCCTCCCCATCATATAATGAAAGGAAGTGACCCCGACCATCGGCAGAGACGGCACAAGCTACAAAGTCATCCCACTTGCCAGTTCTGCTAATCAGCTTAACCAAGGCATCGTTGCAGTTCTCACATTCCTTTTCTTGCCAAGCCTGAAAAACTTCTTCCAGCTCATGTGGGAGGTTGCACATTTCAAGGATGAACGAGGGGCGAAAAGCCCATGCGCTCTGTTTAATGTTTTCGGATACGGCTTCTTGTGCGTCGGCATCTGACCCGATGGCCCACTCTTCACGACCATAAGAGAATGAGTCCAGTCCGTAGAAGTTATGCTTGCAGGGTTCAATCTCTGACCATTCGCAACCGATATGCGCGGCAAGGGCTTTTTCCATTGCTTGTTTTATCGTGTTTGTTTCCATATTTTTTGTTGTATGTTTTTTGTATCGGCGGGAGGTGATTCCCCCGCCTGCTCGCAACCTACCTTTTTACCCTTCTCCGTCAATCAATTATTTTTTCACCCTCCCGAAAATATCTCTTGACTTGCCCATGCTATCAGCTTCCAAACCCCATTTGTCTTACAGAAAAAAATCCATCTCTCCGACTCATTCAACAATCACCCATGCCCCATTTCCAGCACTTGTCATGCTCTGTAAGACACGCCATTTTCTCCCCCTATGCCTACCCTTTGCGATCAAAGAAAACGCGTTATAGGGCATCCTCGAAGCGTGTTATCTTGATGTTATGGACAATGTTGGTAGATTGTGACAATCTGTCACCCTTGTAACAGATAACCATGCCAGCGACAAAATATGATTGGGAGGCCATTGAACTCCACTACAACACAACGGGACGCGACTTCGCCGCCACTTCAAAAGCGATGGGCGTGCCTAAAAACACTCTGATTGTCCGCGCTACTCGCAAAAAATGGAGGACGCCTGGTAACGCATTGCGCAAGATCGAGGAGGGGCGGGAAGAGATGAAGGAGATGGTTCCCCATCTTGTCACTATGGATGCCGTAGATGCTGTTAAGGCTACTATCGAGGAACAGCGTGATCAATTCATCGGCGGAATCTCTCATGGTCTTTCCAGAGCCGCCGAAGAGATAGGCCGCATGGATGCTGGATCAATCATCTCCAACTCCCGTGACATTCATAACCTGGTCTCTTCTGGGAAAATAGTGTACGGACTAGGCAACGATAATACTTCAGCTTCCGTGTCAATTAACCTCTTGAGCCTGGATGCAAGCACATTAGCTGGTAGAGTTAGCGTGAAGGCTACAGAGTAGATCAGAGATAACTCTCTATAACTTCAGATAATGATCAATAGTAAATAGAAGGGATCAGGTCTAAAATAAAAAAGAATTGTTTGTTAGGATAGGAGGGGTGACGGGCACCCCTCCAGGGGTAAAAAGTTTCGTGGTCGTGTTTGCGAGAAAACCCCTTCTAAAATTTTCCATAAAATCCCCAAGTGACAAATAATTATTGTTTTCGCTTGTGTCCTTTTGGAAAGGATAGTTTCTATTGAATGTGTCCTTTTGGGAAGGACAGAAACTTTACTTTCTCTTCTTTGTGTAGGATGGAGAGTGTGCTTTCCCGTAGAGGGATTGTTCTCTGATTTGATCTGGTAGTGATTGGGAGAAGATGCGGAGACGCAGGGAGTATTCTGGGTCTAGTTTTCCTGCTAGGATACCGCATTCTAGTCCTTGTTTTAGGAGACGGGTTGCTTCGTTGTAGATGGCTTGTTGTTGGATGGAGTATGGGTTTTTCATTTGATCTAATTGAGCTCGGCTGGCTTGGGGCCGCCGCGCTTGATGATTTGATTGTTTACCTAGCAAAGCACTCCGTGGGAAGACATAGCAAGCCCCTTGGGGCTTTGGTGTCTTAAGTCAAAGCGGTTCCAAGGGAGCTTCCGCACTTTCGACCCCTCGCTATTTCCTTCAGGTCGTTGCACCTTCCTCTATGGAGAGGTGGTTTGCAAGTGTTGCGTAAGACAAAGATTAAGGCATGGCTGGGCTACCATCCACGAGGTATAACGATTTGCAGGGGAGCCAGAGGCATCCTGTCGTTGAACAGACTCCCGCAAGGGAGAGTTATTAAATAGCACTTGCCAGATGAGTTGTCAAGTGGTATAAAAAGCAAAGAGGAAGGGAGTGTAGTGGCTCCGATCCTCTTTTAACCTCAACCCATAATTGAACTATGAGTGAAGCTGAAAACAATGTAGGAGATGCCAGGGATTCTGGCAATAAGAGATTTTTGAACGGGGATGTGAATCCCGATAACAAGGATTTGGTTTGTTGGGGGTATAGGGGGGATGATCCTTGGTGGGTGGATTGGTCTACTTATTGGAGGATGGCAAAGAGGCACAAGGGGGTTGTTCGCCAGAAGAGAAGGAAGGACGGGGTTGTTAAAAGGGGGATTCTATGAAACGTCTCACGGCAAGGCAGGAGATGTATCGTCAATACCTCCAGTCTGAAGGATGGAAAAAGAAGAGGTTGGAGGCTATAAGTTATTATGGTCAAAAATGCAATCGATGTGGAGAATTTGGGAATGATGTGCATCATAAAACTTATAAAAGAATAGGGGATGAGTTGTTATCTGATTTGGAGGTATTGTGCAGGGAATGCCATCAAGTTCATCATGCTGTTGAAAGAATAGGTAGAAAAAAGCGAACAAAGAAAAAAGGAATCCACGTTAAGGCCATTTATGCATACCTATCAGAAGATCAGAAAAAGATTCTTTCTGAAAAATTAAAAGATGATCTTTATATACTGCTTTTGAGGGATGGGAAAAAGTGCGATAAAATAAGAAAAAGGGCCGTGGATATTCTAGGAGTTGATTACTGGTATGGAATGCCTAAGAAAGAATTGTCCAAAAGAAACCCAATCAAAAGTGGCTGTAGCCCCAAAAATTATCGCCCATCAATCAACTATTGATTCATTGCCAATGTGAGAAAAACAAGGCAGTATTTTTAGAATGCAAGTAGATATTTTTATCCGTAGTTGGCATGGGGATTTTAATTGGCTTGAGTATTGCTTGAGGTCAATCAAGAAGTATGCTCATGGATTTGGTAAAGTTCATATCTGTATCCCGTCAGATGATATTACAATGCTACCTGCTGGTAGCGAGGAGGTGCATTTGGTTAATCGTTGGAGCGATGATTATATCGGGCAACAGAACGACAAGCTCCATTGCGATATGTATTGCAATGCTCCCTATGTCCTCTGTATGGACTCTGATTGCATCCTTACTAGGGATTTAAGGCCAGAGGATTTGTTTATGGAGGGGAATCCCATTTGGTTGTATGAGGCTGTTCCTCACAATCAATCTCCTTGGTATCCCATTACGGAGGAGGCATTGGGTTGGATGCCAGAGTTTGAGTTTATGAGGCGGCATCCCTTTGTGTTTTCTCGATCTGCTCTCAAGGACTTCCGATCCTTCATGTTTAACAAGCATGGGGAGAGCTTGAGCAACTGGTTGAAGAAGAGGCCCAAGGGGAGGTTTAGTGAGTTCAATGCTTTTGGAGCATGGGCTTATAGGAATTACCACGAGCATTTTGCTTGGATGACTCCCGAAGAGGTTCCTTGTTATGTGATGCAGAAGTGGAGTTGGGGTGGGTTGAATGATGAGATTAAGAAAGAATTTGAGGCATTGCTTGCATAATAACCTCCCTTCGGATAGAAGTGAGGGAGCATGGCAAGAAAGAGCAAACCTAACCCAGAGAAGGGGCCGACGGAGCCTATCGGTGCTGTTGAGGCAATGCTTCGCATCCGTCATTTAGTTGCTGAATTTTTTGACCATGCGATTATTTTGGTGAGTAGGGAAGAGCAGGGAGAGACTAGGTTTCTCCATACTGAGATCGGAAATAAGTTCGCAGTCAGGGGAATGATGGATGTGTTTGTGGATCAATATATGGAGGATAGCATTGAGGATGCCTCGCCCAAAGAGGATGAGGATGACGATAAAGGCGAGGATTGGAAAAAAGAAATAGCATAATCATTGACTTACCTAAGTTTAGTAAGGTAGTTTCTAACAGATTATGGCTTTCACTTTCGCTCAAGCTAAGGCTCTTTTGGCCCCGTTTATTTCTTCTGGGGGGACAAGCGACCCTGCCGTTGGGACTGCCATCAATTTTGTGAACGAGAAGTTCATCAACTCTGGGCAATGGAAGGGCAATCGTTTCATTTATTCCTTCACGGTTAGCCAAGATGCCAATGGCAATAACTACTTTGACACGGTGCCAGGGATCGAGTCGGTGATGAAGGTGATCGCCATTGACCCCAATTACAACCAAGGAGAGATCGGCGATGTGATGCCTGATTGGTTCCCTTGGGATGATGGAGGTCTGGGATGGCTTCCTCCCAACTATGTGGGGGATCTGGAGATCGTGCGTCAAGGCAACACCCCTGCTTATGCCCTCCCCTCTGGAGATGGGGCTGGCAACTTTACCGCCGACACGCAGAGATATAGGGTGCTTGGGAAGGTTCCTGAGAACCGCACAATGTATTGTATTGTGAGGAGAGGGTATGTGCCTCTGGTGAGCGACACAGACTTGCTTATTCCTTCCAGCAGGAATGCCTATCGGTATGGAGTGATGGCGTATAATTACGAGAGCGTCAATGAGTTGGAGAGGGCGCAAGTATATTGGGATCAGGCTTTTTCATCTTTGAATGATGTGACTAATAACTTTGAGGATGGAGAGTTGGCTCAGATTCAAATTCAAACCAAGGCATTTGCCCCCGGCATCATGCAGAACCTAGTGTAATTATGGCTGACACAAATCCATTTGATTCCTTTTATTCTTCGCCTCAATCACCAATTTCTTTGCAAGCTGGATTGTTTGAAAGTCAACCAGCCCTATCCACTACTGATTATTTTAAGAATTTCCTATCCAATCAGGAATCCTTTATCCCATCTTCCTCAAGGGCCATGCAAGCTGGGCCTTTGAATCCAGCAGAAAACTACGCGCAGTCTGGGGAGAGGGAGAGCAATCTTCATCAAGATGCCCATGCCGCCGTTATGAGTTTGCTAAATAAATCTTACCAGCCCGCTGAATCTGCGATTGGTAAAATTCAATCCTTGAAGCAAGCGGCCCGTCCATACACGGTAGAGAAGGGATTGGGTGGAGAGATTACAAAGGTGGTTCCTTTGCAGAGACCAGGTGAAAGGGAAGCTGGAACAAGTGAAGCTCAAAGAACGGCTTTTGGAGAGCAATCATTCCCCACGGGAGGTAAAAAAGTGGTTTCTGAAACAGGAGAATCTGGCCCACAAGAATCAGAACAATCAAAGGCAAATAGGGCGGCATTCCTTCAATCAAAACAACAGCAAGGGCTAAATGTAGTTGCTGAAACCAAAGCGGCAAGAGAAGCGGCTGGATTTGATCCAGAGGCAGGCGTTTGGTCGCCTAAAGATCAAGGCATTCCCGGCACTTACGAAACAAAAAATGTTGATATCAAACAAACAGCTTTGAATAAATCAATAAATCAAGCATATGCTGGAAACTCATATGCGGCAAATTTGTATGGCAAAGCATATCAAGGGATGCCGACTAAAGGAAAAACAATTTTTGGAGAACATGGCTATGCTCAATCTTATCCAGCAAGTCAATCTGGCTCAGTAAATTCAAGAGCTTTTACTAAAGCATTCACAGAGTCTGAATTAAAAAAAGCCAAACAACAACAAGCATAACATGGCTCACGAAGAAACACCCGTAAGGTATTCAAGCATTGCTGGGTCTGTGGGTTATCCCACTCAATATGCGAAAGCCCTTGAGTCTCAAGCATTGCAGGAGCATTATGCGGATAGGGATAGGCAACAGATGATGGACGAGTTTGCCATGCAAAAGGAGCAACGCGCCGAGCAAGGGCGTGATTTTCTTTATCGACTTGCGATTCAAAAAGGACAAAGGGAGCAGGAGCGTCTTGATCTTCAAGAAAAGAGACAAGCCGTGAGGGAAAATTATTATGATCTTCGTCAAAAAAAACAAGATGAGCTTAATGATAAATTTGAAGAAATAGGAACCGCCCTTAGTCTTATCAATCCTTTGCATAAAGAAGCAAGCAAGGATCTTCAGAAAATTCAGCAAAGTGGTACATTCAAAATGCTTTTAGCCCATCCTCAAACACGGGTGGCAGTCAATGACATGTTTAAGGATCAGGCCGATCAAGTAAGGGCGATTAGGAAAGACATTACTGATACTGCTGACAAGCAATATGGGATTAAAAACTTTAATCCTGATAATGTGAAGGCTACTGAATCTGGAGAATACGATTATACTCATTTTCATGGCACTCAACTCTCTAGCATGGCAAAAGCATTAGATGAGAAAACTAGGGCTGAATATGAGTCTGCTCCAGAAAAGCCTGGATATACCAAGTATGAAGAAAGGGATGAATTTGGTCGTCCTGTGGCAAAGTTTGTAAAAACAGGAGATGTAAATAAACCAAAACTAGAAGAACAACGGATTCAAAGAGGTGATCAACTTCAAGCATTGGGTGCAATACAAGCATTGCGTCAGGAGTTTACTCAAACTCTTGGAGGGTTTAAGCAAAAGGATCTTGAGAACCCAACTGCATATTTAGATGAGAATGGAAAACCTACAAAAGATCCATCTAATGCGGCAGTTGCAATTTGGAAAGCAAAAGGCAAAGAAGTTGCAAGAATGCCAGAGAATGAGCGCAAGGTTAGAATTGAAAAGATTGGCAACATCTCCTCTTCCATTGAGGATTATTCAAAGATGGCTCTCCCATCTTCCTTGACCCAATCTAACTCTAAAGCTAAAACTTCTACTCAACAACCATACGAAGGAATGCGTGTTATACAAGAAGGACAAACGTATGAATATCGTAATGGAAATTACACTCCAGTTGAGTAATGCCATTTGACCCTAACAAGCCATTTCAAGTTATTGAGGTTCAGAAGTCATCAAAGACATTTGATCCATCCAAGCCATTTGAAGTAATATCACAAAAAGGAGGTGAACAAGACAATGAAGATCAAATCCAAAATCAGCCACAAGCCAACATGGAAGGCGATGCACGACGAGCGTCCTACCAACAAGAGCCGCCTGTCGGAACTGAAGAAGGGGCCGAGCGTGGTAGCCAAGCACAACTTCAACCATACGGGAGCAAGCGTGTGCGGAATGACAACTCCAGTCAGCGGCAAGGGAACGGCGATTCCGTTCAACTAATCGGAGACGAAGTTACCAAAGGAGGTGAGTTAGATGCCAAGCAAGAAGATGCCAAAACAGAAGATGGATATGTCCCCCAAGTCAGGCAAGAAGATGGGCAAGGGGTACGAGGCCAAAAAGATGCGCGGAAGCAAACGCAAGTAAAGGATGAGACGAGTGGGGTTCAACCCCCCCCTCAAGGATTCTTGGAAGAAATCAAAACTCCAGAAGGAAGGAAGGCGGCTATTGCAAGTGCGCTTGAAGAAGGCATCCCTATGGCATTGGGATCTGTCGCCGCAGGAATTGTTTCCCCAGCCGTTACTGCCGCCGCAGTTCCTTTTACTGGCCCTGCCGCTCCTCTAGTTGGAATTGGAGCAGGAGCAACCACATTCCTAGCCACTCAAGAACTGGCTAAAAAGATTCTTGTTAAGCCCGTAGAGGGACTTCTTGGAATCAAGGAAGATATTGAAGCCGCTCAAGCCGCCGCACCAACAGCAACCAAGTATGGAGGCTATGCTGGCATGGCTCCATTTGCCATTGAATCTGCCGCAGGGTTCTTAAAGACTGGTGCAGAAGCCGCCGCTGGAGCGGCAGAGGGAGCGGCTGTTAAGGAAGTTGCTAAAGCCGTTGGGAAGAAAGCCGCATCTGGATTGGCTGGAGGCGTTGCCTTTGAACCTATCCGCTATGGATTTGAAGCCGCAGAGCAAGGTGTTGGACTTACAGATGAAGCTCCGAAGCCGATTACTGGAGAGTCATTGCTGGAATCTGGCATGATGGGAATGGTTCTTGGTGGCAAGGTTGAGAAAGAAGTCGCCAAGAATGAGACTGGAAAGAACGAAATCAAATCTGCTGGACTTCCAGAAACGGCAGAGGTGGCAAGTCAGGTTAAACCAGATACCACCATTGAAGCAGAAGGAAAGGCTGAAGAAGCTACTGCAAAGATGGAGCAAGAAAGGAAACCACAAGAAGTAAGGGTTGGCGCGGCGGCATGGAAGAATGACCGCACGGGAGCCATCTACCACGGAGAGGATCATGAATCCGCTCTTGAGGCCGCTCGTAGGGATGCTCAAGACCCAGAAAACAAAGACAAGGTGGCTGTGGGTGATCTTCCAAAGGTTGATACTAGCAAACCAGAAAACCGCGAGACCCCTGACTTTGGATTCATCACCAATGATGGTGAGTTTATGTCTAGGGAGGAGGCACAGAAGTTTGCAGAGCAATCTGGACAATTTAAGGGCAAGCAGACTGATCGACCCGTAATGCACTCTAATGAGGTGCAGTTGGACTTCTACGAGAAGAAAGCTCCCAAGCCAGAGGGTGCGGCTAGGCAGTTGCCAGGAGCCGCAACCAAAGCAGAATTCACGGAATCTAGGTTGTCTGATTCAGTCAGAGCTATTGAGAATGCCGAAAAAGCAAAAGGCCGTCCCTTGGATGTGAATAATGAGGGAGATAAGAGGGCGTGGATGGAAGAGATTAACAAGCAGTTTGATCGCGGGACATTCTCGCTTGATCAACTCAATTCTCTTTGGAATCAAGCACATGAGGCTTATCGGATTCGCAATGCCGCTGGGAAAACTATTCCAATTGAGCAAGCGGTAAAGCAGATTGGGGGAGAGCGCATTCAGAGTCAGCGTAAGATTGCCGCAGATAATGAGGCCATCAACAAACGCAGGGAGGCTAGGGGAGATGCCCCGCTTCTACCGGGTCGTGAGATCACAGATCTTGGTGCATGGCAGGAAGCCGCAAAGAACATTGCAGAAGACCCCCAATATCTTTCAAGACTTACTACTGAACTTAAAGAAGGGAAGAGGGCGGCAACCGCTGAAGAGAGCCTTGCACTACTTCAGCATCGCGGGGAGATTGGAAACCGCATTGACGAGATTTCAGAGGAAAGAAATAAAGAAACTGACCCTGCAAAGATCGAAGCAATTGATAAAAGACTTGAAAAAGAATACAACGATCTGCGTGATGCCGAACAAGTTTATCGCAATGTGGGAACGGAAGTATCTGCCGCATTGAGGATTAGACGCATTCAAGCCGCCGCTGACTTCTCGCTCCCACGAATTATTGCAAGGCAGGAGAAGGCCAAGGGACGCAAGCTAACCAAGGAAGAACTGCGTAGCGTTAAGGCAGATGTTGATAAGGTAAAGAAAGTTACTGACGAACTTACTGGACTCAATAAAGAAAGGATTGAGAAGCGTCAAGATGCGGATATTGAAGCAGAGACAAAGCCCGCAGGAAAGAAGTCAAAACTTACTACTGAAGAAGAGATTAAGAAATTTACTGCAAAGCTAGAATCGGCAAAAGACAATCCGCAGAAACTTTCACGCACCATGAAGGACTTGGCTAGAGCCATTGCTCGTCAGAGACTTGAATTTACGAAAGCCAAATTAGGAAGGGATTTAACAGAAGATGAGGAGAAACAAGTCACAAAGCCCCGTGATCTTTCTCAAGCCACTCACGACATTGCAGTAAAATCATTGGGAAATGATTGGACTCTTAAAGATACGCGCGATGCTATTTCTGGGTATGGTATTTACACAAACCCTGATAATAGCGCATTGAACCTTGCAATCAATCGACTCTCTGGAGAGAACAGAAACATTGGAAAGATTGAAGATATTATCCAAGGTCTTGCCCCCAAGAAGACAGGGAAGCAGAGGGTAAAGCCAGATGCAGGAGAGAGGGCTTTGGCTAAACGAGTTAATGCTCTTGCTCGTAAATTTGGGATTAAGGTTAAAGATCCAGAATCTCAACTTGCTGGAGCATTGGAATCTTCAAAAACTCGCGCAAAGAATTTAATTGAAGAGCTTGAGGAAATTTATCTAAAAGGCCGTCCTTTAACAGAAGAAACCAAGGCAGAGATTGCCAAGGAAGATCCAGAGCTTGCCAATTTGAAAGGCGAGATCCTTGGATTGCGTCAGCTTATTGAGGATACCTATGGCAAGCGAGAGATACCGATTGAGCAGAAGGTGAAGTCCCTTGAGAAGATTTACGACAATCTTATCAAGCGATATGAGAAGGAGATTGCCTCTGGTGAGGTGTATAAGACCACTAGCAAGGGAGA